AAAGAGGTTAATGCAAGAACTAAAGGAACTAGAGGGTTTCAAAAACACCTATTAGTATTTAGAAATGATGAAATTGTTATTAATGGTGAAGATGGTGATACTGTTTTTCCTCAAATATTATTAACAAATAGTCATGATGGTAAAAATGCATTTACCTTCACAGCTGGATTATTTAGAATGATTTGTTCAAATGGTTTAGTAATTAGTACTCAAGAGTTTGGCTCAGTTAAAGTTAGACACATGGGTTATAATTTTGAAACAATTCAAGAAACAATAAAAGAAATTGTTGATCAATTACCTTTAACTGTTGAATCAATGAATAAAATGAAATCTACAGAGTTAAATCAAGAAAAAGCTCTTGATTTTGCTAAAAAAGCTTTAAACACTCGATTTTCAGAGGATGAATTAAAGAGAATTAAAATTGATGTTATGGAATTATTAAACCCAGTTCGTAAAGAAGATGAGGGCAAAGATTTATGGTCAATATTTAATGTGGTTCAAGAGAAAATCATTGAAGGTGATTTCGAATATCAAGCTGCTGGTAAGAGTAGAAAAGCTAGAGAAATTAAAAATTTCAAGCAAGATATTAATGTTAATGAAAAATTATTTGATTTGGCATTAGAATATGTTTCATAATAAAATTCAATAAATTGAGCCCCCAATTTGGGGGCTTTTTTTTTCTTAAAAATAACTTGTAGTGTTAGGGCAAGATATTGATATTTATGGGTATGGACATTAACCGTATATTCAATTTATTCAACTCTGGTGGTGGAGACTTTAGGTCCCCCCTTAATGATGGATTTGATGAGGATAGGGAATTTGATGAATTTAAAACAACCCCACAATATAAAATTGGGATGTTTGAAAAAATGATTCTAAATCATAATAATATCAGTACTACCGTTACCAATTTATTTAAAAAGTCTGATGAGGAATTTAATCTACTAGAAGTAGAGGAGGCGGGTGAGTACATTGCATACTTTAGAGCATGGGATTACATAGTTGAATGTGACCTAAAAGATGATTGCTGGAAGGATAGTTTATTATTAAGAGATATAGAATACCTTAATACTGCTGTAAGATTGGCAATTCATTACTTCGAAGGTTATGAAGAATATGAAAAATGCTCACTTCTCAAAAGTATCCAACTTTTTCTTGAAGATAACTTGGATTCCAAATCCTAAACCCGTATATTGGTGTTACGGGGTTGTTAGAAACCTTAAAATGTATAAATGAAAAAACGTGACCAGGTAACAGGTTGATAATGTTATCAACGGTTAATAATAAACAACACATGAGAAATAAACAATTAATGCAAAATCGCATTCAAACCCTAAATGGATTACTTAAGAAGCTGGATATGGCTATTCATAGAGGTGGGAGTAAGGATGAAATAAATCAATATCAAAAAGATATTGTTACCCTAGTTCAAGATATAAGTGACATTGTAGAAAGAGAATAATATGGAATTAAAAGCAGAACAAATACAATCCAATTGGGATGAGTTTCTAGGTTATATTAAAACATATATTCCAGGAACTCGAGGTGAGAAATTAATGAAATTTTATTTAAAGCATGAGGGAGAATTCATGTTAATGCCCGCATCCCATAAAAAAGCTTACCATAATGCATTTCCAGGAGGATACATTGAACATGTTAACCGTGTTATTAAAGGTGCCTTATCAATTAATTCAGTATGGAAAGAATTTGGGGCAGAGCAAAATTATACAGTTGAAGAATTAGTATTTTCAGCTATAAACCATGATTTAGGTAAATTAGGGGATGAAGATAATTATGCCCATATTCCTTCTGATGATGAATGGAGGAAGAAAAACATGGGTGAAATGTATAAGTTTAACAATTCTATAGCTTATATGTCCGTTCCAGAAAGATCAATTAAACTTTTAGTTGATAATGATATTAAATTAACTCAAAATGAATGGTTAACAATTCGACTTCATGATGGTTTATATGACCCAGCAAATGAACCATATTTGAAAAATTATATGCCTGAGTTGAAACCCCGAACTTCACTCGTATTTATTGTACATCAAGCGGATTTAATGGCATCCCGAATAGAATTCGAAAGAGAATGGTTGCCTAAATTTAACAATAAAGAAATTAAGAAAGATAACTTTAAAGTTAAACCTAAGAGTATGAATTCAAAATCCAAAGCACTCAGCTCAATTAAGAGTGAAGGATTAAAAAACCTATTTGAAGAGTTATGATTGTAATAATAACAATTTCCACCTTATCAGTTTTAGTTGTATTATTAATATTTACAACTTTAAACCTCCTTAAAAAAAACGAAAAACAAGAAGATATTTTAGTTACATATCTTGAGTATTTAGATACAATTTCCAAAGTAATAGAAGCATCTGACAAAAAATTAGAAGAAATCGACCATAGTGGTGCTTTTAAAGCGGATGATGAGGTAGGATCATTTTTTAGATCCATTACCCAAATCCAAGGTATTTTAAATGATTTCAAAGTAAAAAGATTAAAGTGATTGTGGCCAAAAAAAGAAGGAAAAATTCGAAGAATTACTTCACACACGATACTGAATTAGCTATTGTTAGATATAATAATGAACCTAATTCAAAGATTAGAAGTGACATTTATAGGGATGAGATACATTATCCCTTTTTCAAACTAACAGAAAATATAATTCATACATTCAAATTTTATTATACTGAAGTAGATAATATAGAACATCTACAACATGAGGTAATAACCTTTTTATTGACTAAAATGCATTTATTTAATCCTGAAAGGGGAGCTAAGGCATATTCATATTTTGGTACTATAGTTAAAAATTGGTTAATAATATACAATAATAAAAACTATGCTAAACGTGTTAAATCAGCACCTGTAGATGACTTGTATAAGGATGAAACCTACTCAGTTAATATAGAAGATGAGAGAGTAACAGATAACCTTTCTTATTTTATAGATCATTATATTGAATACGTTGAAGATAATTTTGATACTTTTTTCCCAAAAGGTAAGGATGCTCAAATTGCAGATGCTATACTAGAACTATTTAGAAAAAGAGAAAGCATAGAAATTTTTAACAAAAAAGCTTTATATATCTACATTAGAGAAATAATGGCTACCAATGGTTTAGAAGCCAAAACCCCCAAAATTACTAAAATAGCAAATAAGTTATATGGTTTGTTCAAAAACAATTATATTTTCTTTTTAGAAACGGGGTATATTGATTTTGAGAGGGGTTAATTTCTCATATTTATAACCAATCCAAACCCATAAATATGAGCCACTTAGATAAAAAAGTATTTGGGAAAAAAACCTACTCAAATTTACTCAAAGAAATATACGATAATCAAAAAAAGAAAGAAGACCAAATTTCTGCCTTAATATCAGAACTTAAACCTTTAATTGAAGATATAGGTGATGCAACTTTAATAGTACCTTTAATTAAAGAGTATATGGAGTTAGGTATTAAAAACGATGAAGCCCTAATAAAAGTAGCTACCATTTTTCAAAGAATATTTGCTAACGATGGAAAGGAAGAAGATGGGTTTGGTATAAGTGATGCTGAAAAAGACCAACTTTTAAAAGATATTAAAGGTTTACAATTACCACCTAAAAAAGACGATACTGAATAATGGGTTTTAATAGAGGCATATCTGCTAATGTTAAATTACCACCTGGAAGTAAATCCGGAGGTAATAGTAACATTCAACAAGCATTAACCCAAATACAAGGAGCTAAAGAAATTGGAAGAGTTACTGATATTATTTTAAACCAAAACTACCCAGATATAGAAAAATATGGTGGATTAAATGGTATAGGTACTATATTTTTTGAACTTAATAATGTTCAAAATCCCGGGAGAGGAATTGCAAAACCCTTCTACCCACAACTATCAGCTTACCCTTTAGTTAATGAACTTGTTTTACTATTTAAACTACCTAATAATAATATAGGTAGGAATACATCTGAAGAATCTTATTATTATATTAATATGGTAAGTCTATGGAATCACCCCCACCATAATGCCTACCCCAACCCAATAACATCAACTACACTACCAGATTCCCAACAAAAAGATTATCAACAAACCGAAGCAGGCTCAGTTAGAAGAGTAACTGATGAATCTACTGAAATAGATTTAAATAGCCCTATTAATCCCTCTCAAGCTACATTTGTAGAACGAATTAATATTCACCCACTTTTACCATTTGCAGGGGATATTATGTATCAAGGTAGATGGGGTAACAGTATTAGATTTGGCAGCACTGCAAAACCTACAGATATAAATGCGTTAAATGATTGGTCTGAAGTGGGTGAAAATGGTGATCCTATTACTATAATTAGAAATGGACAACCTTCTGAATCTTCAGATGAAGGGTGGGTTCCTATAACAGAAAACGTTAATGGTGACTTATCATCAATCTACCAAACATCTACCCAAAAGGTTCCAATACAAGTAGCAAGTGAAAATTATAGCTCATATGTTACACCACCTGAGATACCATCCCAGTATACTAAACCTCAAGTTATAATTAATTCTGATAGGTTAGTATTTAATGCTAAAACTGATAGCATTTTATTAAGTGCTGAAAAATCTATAGGTTTATCATCAAATAGTTCACTAAATTTTAATACAAATAATTATATTGTAGATGCCGGTAATATAAGATTAGGTAGTAAAAATGCTACTGAACCTTTAGTTAAGGGTGAAACTTTATACAAAAATTTAACACAAATAGTAAACGCATTAACAACTTTGGTAGATGTAATGGAAGTCCAACAATTATGGCCAGGTGGTGTTCCTACTCCAGATGGAGCTACTTCAGTAACAGCTAGAGCTACTAGAGATATATTAAATAATGTTCAAAAAGATTTAGTAAATATTAAATCAAAAGTAAGCAAGACTATATGATATTAATCACGGGAGAAATAGTTGACAGTGCTACTAAAGAAGGACTTCCTTTTATAAATTGTAAAATTTACGTTAATGGGGTTTTTGACAATAAAGGATTTACTTCTGATGATAATGGAATTATAAACACCACCCAAAATCTCCAGGTTGGAACATATGAATTTGAATTTTCATTCCTAGGTTATGGTAGTAAAACAATTACTAAACAACTTTCTTCTACTACAACACAAATAAATTTTGGAACAATAGAATTAGACGAAGAATCTGAACTATTAGATGAAGTTGAAATAATTACTATAACAGTTAAAGGAAAGGTAATAGATGATAAAAAAAATCCCCTCCCTGGTGCTACTATTAAAAGTCTTTTAAATGATGATTCTGCTGTTTCTCAAACAACCGGGGACTTTACTCTAAACCTAAAGCATACTAAATCTGATATTCCCTTTAATATTAGTGTTTCTGCTGAAGGGTATGGGTCAAAATCTGATATTACCCCATTTAATGGTCCACCTGATAATACTGTTAAAAGAAATTTAGGACCTATACAATTAAACCCACTTCAAGTAGATTTACAAGATGATGTAGCCGAGGAACTTCCCCTAGAAGAAATTCAAGTTAAAGCATTAAAGGCATCAAAAATAAATTTTGAAATGGCTCAACAACAAGCCTTAAATCAAGTTATAACCACAGCTAAAACAGTTTTAATCCCTGCGATATTAACTCAACTAGCGGCATTTGGTATAACTAAGGCATCAGAAGCTATAAAGAAAAATTTTAAGGATATTAATGTTACTTGCCCTGCTAATTTAGAAGAATTAAATGCTGCAATTGCAAAAAAAAATAGATTAGTTAAACAGTTAAATAATATCTATAAATTTTTAGAAAGAGTTAAAGTTGGAGTTCAAATAGTTGATGGACTCATATCCGCAGCTCAAATTGCATTACCTATATTACTTGCCACTCCTCCTCCAGGTAGTACAGCAGTTGCAAGTGAAAAAATTGAAAGAGAATTAAAAAAATACAAATTAATATCCTCAGTTACCCTAATGGTTTTAGTTATCCTAATACAGATACTAGAAAGAACATTAGCATATTTAGCTTTATTAGACCAGGCTATAGGAAAATGTGCAATAGAAGGAGCATTACCTCAAGAACAACTATCCACAAACCGATTAG